AACTCATCATATGTCATTTTCTATTCCTCACTTTCGTTTGTATCCACTTTGCTTTCAACTGTGATTTTAAGCTTGTGTACTATCTTCACCAAGAATGACGGCAATGGTATACCTATCACCGCAAGATTTTCCAAGATAGAAATACATTCATTGATGATAAACCATATCGTCACGATAAGACCGAAGTAAAAGCTGACGTTTACCTCAATGCCTATCTGTGAAAGTCCTGAGATAAAGAGCCAATCGAGTACGCCTGACACCGCCACCACAAATATGTACCCAACTTTCTTGAAAAGCCCTTTAAGACCGACACGGCTTGAAAGTTCGCCCCTGTTCCATGCTTTCCACATTCCTGTAATGTAGTCAATGATCATCACAAGAACCAGAATGACTATAGGTATCGCCATGACACGGAAATACGCTGACAGCCCTGCGGCTATTGCTGAAATGATGATTTTTGCTGTGTTTTCTTTCATTACTGTTCCTCGCTTTCATATGTTTGTCCCGTGATTGTTGTATACTCCTCCGCCGTGATCCACTTGCCGACGGCAGTGTGCACCATAGCAGCCGACCACAAACGGGTGTCATAGTATCTCTTGACCTTTGCATAGTTTTTACTCATCGCCGCTCACCTCATTCAGCTCTACGCCACTGAGCATAGCTAGAAAATCAACATTTGCCTTTATCCTGTCTATCTCGGTGACTTTGGGCTTGCGGAAATTATCTTCCGTCAACCCCATGCTCTCAACCATAGATTTTTCTAAATCCGTCATGTTGTACCTCCTACTTCACTTAGTTTTACGATGTATTCTTCCTCGCTTGGCACTGGTATATGATAGCCCCCATTGCTGTTTTTAAACGTCACGCTACCCTTTGCCTCAACCTCAATATTTCGCAGGAAGTCATCTGGTATTAACGATGAAATGTCGGTTACGATTGGAGTTGCCAATTCGTAGTATAGGATAACGCCTGACAATTTCTTACTCACATCTGCTGATGTTGTAACGTCAGTGACGTAAACCTCAAAATAGCCTCCGCCACTATGACACCACTGTGTTTCATTGCCAGTGTCTCCTTTTAACACATATGTTCTTTTATTGCATATTGCATTGCTATCTGATAATCCTTTCGAAATTTTAGTGTTATACCACCAATTATTTCCGTCTAAAAGCCACTCTAGCGTCCCCAAATCAACACTTTGTACGCACTGAACGTATCGTTTATTCTCATAATCAACGTAGTTTCGTGCCGTTCCTGCACTCCAGCCGTAGCCAGGCAGTGCCTTGATAGCGTCGGGGATTGGGTACCCAGTCTGATAATATGGGGAATAATCGGTAGCGATATCACCATTTTCTAGCTGAACGTCATAAACCATAAGCATTATGGTGCACAGTGACACAAAATCAGTAGTTGCTACGAACGTAGCTACTGCCTGATATTCTGCGTTTGCCGCATAACCTACTTCTGATTTTATCAGCGAACTATCATGTGCGTATGATGTGTTTTTTCCTTTCTGTAGTGACCAACGCAAACCGCCTTGATTAGCTCCACTTGATTTTACTTTGAATGACAGCGTATATTTACTGCCGACAACAGTCGGAATATTTAAGACAGTTGTCGTCAAACCCTTTGTGTAAATAACACCATTTTCAACCTTGCTTATATTCGCTCCATTATAGGTTTTGTCAGTATAGTCAAACAAATTCTTTCCTTGCTCTATAATGCTCTCTGTGCCAGCACTGACAACTTCCCCAGCGTTGTATGGGTAATATTCATTAGGGAACATAGCTTCAAATTCTTCCACTGTGCTAGGCTCTTTTCCTGAGCCGAACATAGAGGTTAAATCGAAAATCATTAAATTTTTAACGCTTATTGTGCAACGTTTCTGTGTGTCATATCTTACGGGGCGTAGCCCAATGTACTGGTACCCGCTATCTATCAGACTATCATCTGGTGTAAATAGTAGCAATTTTCTACCTGTTACCACGTTTGAAAATGACTCACCATCAAGGTTATATGCCACACTCTCTTTGTTGCTGTACCCAATGGATGTGGTGAACGGCTCAATGTTTGATTTGACATAGAATTCAAAAAGATATTTATGCCCCTTCGTCCACTTAGGGCGATTTCCACTGAACAATACCTCGCTATAGTAAAAATCAAATGTTTCGTCAACAATATCAGCTACATTAGCCATCTGATTAAACATAATTGACCTACCACCCACAGACTTCACGCTCATCAGCTTTGCCCCCGTAGGCACTGCTTTCTGATATGCCGTATCGCTGTCAGTTTCAAACCTATGTGTGATACCCTGACCCATATCATATAACGCATTTACACGTCTTGTCAGTTCCTTGTCGGTCAGCTTTACGTTAGCTATCTCAGCCGTGTTCTCAGCGATTTTCCCAACCGCTGTTGTGTAGTCCTCAGGAAGGCTGTCAGCTATGGATTGTGCTGTCTGTGCAGCTGTTTCAGCAGCTGCTCTGTCCTCTGCAACCTTAGCGGCATTGTCTGCCACTGTAGTTTTGTCGGCTGTCACCTGTTCTGCCATTTCCTGCACCGCCTGTCTATCTGCCGTAGTGCTGTCAGCGCAGGTCTTGGCGGTCTTTGCGTAGCCTGTCGTTATGGTCTTGTCGGCTTCGGTCTGCTGTGCTGATGTTGCCGCCTGCGCTGCGGATATTTTAGCGTTATTCTGTGATGTGACCGCCTGCTGACGTGCGTTTTCTGCACCCTGCCTTGCGGTTTCTGACTGTGCTGCGGACGTTTCAGCCGCTGTCTTTGCGGTTTCAGCACGGCTTGCCGCCTGTTCTGCGGTATCTGCTGATTTCTCTGCGTCTGTGGCAGATTTTTCTGCGTTTTCAGCCGCTGTAGTAGCCGTTTCTGCGGCGGTGACGGCTGTCTGCATATCTGCGTGCACCTGTCTGCCTATGGCGTCTATGCGGTCCAGTGCGTCCATAGCCACGTCAGGTGACGGCACGGCAACATCGCCGATAGCTGCACCGATACGCAGGCGGAAAATTCGTGATTTTTTAACTAATATATACTCATCACCTGACAGTTTTTTCGCACATATTTGACAGCTGACTGTCTGCGCTGACCGCAGTATATCTGCTGTTGGCGTCCACTGTCCGCCTGTGATATCGACCTCGTACTGAACACCATCGCCATAGTCGATAGTCAGCACATAGCGGTCTGCACCGTCTACTGTCAGCCCATCAACAGACACGGGTCTAGCGTTTGTTTCGCCCACATAGCCCAGCAGGGCTGTGCTTAGGGTTACGTCATAATCTGCATTTAATGTTATCGTCATTTAATCACCCCTCTTTACTCTATTGCAATGTAATCAACATAGTATGTTCCTGTTGGCACGGTTCCTGTTGCCCCATCTCCCATGCAGACACTCAGATAGTATGACGTTCCTGACCCATAGACGTGGGTGCAGTAGTTCTGATATGGTGTTGGTGCACCTGTCTGCCGTAGCGTTGCTATTACCTGTTTAGGTGCAAAGGTCAGTCCAAGCGGTATCTGCATCAGTGGATTCGCTTTCGTCATCTTGTGTTCCACAGTGCCATAGTGTATCTTGCCGGCTCGGCTCAGTATCTCATCGATTTCCTCGCCTGCGTGTTGCATAGGATAGTCGTTGATATCTTGCGCCAATGTCAAATTTTCATCAGCCATTATCTCGCCCCCCTTAAAGCTGTTCTTCTACCGACAAACCTACCGCCGAAATATCAGCACTCAGTCCGCCGTCAAAGTTAAAACCAAGATTTGTTATCGGTATATCATAGCTGTCTGTGCCGTTGGTGTATGTCACCACGTCACCTATGTCGAAACGTGGGTCACCAAGTCTGTGGTACAATTCGGTAGTGTACCACGAAAAACCTCCTATCCTGCGCCATAGAGATCGCAAAAGTGACTCTGTCATGTATGGATTTTCAAACTCTAGCACACGTCCCTGTGTTGTATCTGTCACACCAAGCGACAACGTTTCATCGTCACTGACTTTGCAGATAATGCCCACGATAGCGTTCTGCCTTTCAGACAGTGTTGGCAGGTCTATTGTGTTGTTATCCAATGTTTTCACGCTCTTGCCATACCACTTTCGGACGTATTTTCCGTACCTGTCAACATACCCAAACTCGCCCTGAGCAGAAGCCAG